GAACCCCTCGGCCCCGGCAGTGCCGATGCCGGTGAGCTCGGCGCGGACCTGTTTGCCGCCCTCGGCGGACAGGCGAACGCTGATCCGTTTCTCAGCCATCCTCGCCGCTCCCCAATCGTTCGTTCAGCTTGCGCACCATCACCGCCTCGATGCCGGGCAGGAACTCGGCCACGGCGCGGGGGTTCACGCCCAGCGCCTGCGCCACGGCCAGCACAGCGCCCATGTCCCAACCAATCACCGCCGCGCCCGCGATACGCAGCTGGCCACCGATGCGACCCACGAGGTTCCAGACTGCTTCGCCCTCAATACTCTGCGGTCGGTTCAGCCGTGCCGGGCAGTCGGGGCAGACGCCGCCGCAGGCTGCGCAGTAGCGATCGCCCCCGCCGAACTGCCAGTCGGCGAGGGCGCTGAGGCGTTTCCCTCAGCGTCCAGCATAAGACCCTTGCCGACGAAGTCGGTCTGGAAAGCGTCGAAGATCGGGAAGATGTCCAAGAGGGCGTCGATCCCCTCAGGTGTGACGGGTAGTGGCTTGCCTTTGGCGTCGCCCACCCCCTCCCAGTCTAGCAGCGCGCGGCGCGCAAGCGCGCGGGCAAAGACCATGCCGCGTTGGTCGTTGCTGGCATCCTCGGGCAGGTCCTGCACCGCAGGGTCGGCGCGCGCCGCCATCATCAGCGCGGTGCTCATTGGCGCCAGCAGCAATCGCAGCCCGGGGGCAAGCTCAAGCCATTCGGGTTCGCGGCAAAGGTTCAGTCGTAGCATCAGTATGCCCCCGTGGAATTGACAAGGGTGACGGTGCACATGCGCCCGAGCGTTGCGTCGCGCGCCGCTTGCCAGTCGAACCGCACCTGCACACCCTGCGGCCCGGCAATCTCGAGCCGCGGGCGCGGCAGATAGACGGCGTGCGCGGTGAGTGTCAGGCTTTCGCCCGAAGGCAGCGCGTAGGCAAAACTGATCTCGCAAGGATCGCCATTCAGCGCCTGGTTCACGAGGGTGGTATCGGCAAAGCGCACCTCAATGCGACCGGTGAGGGCGGCAATCGACGGGTCGGCGCCCTCGATCTTGCCATCGGCGCGGATGGTCTCGATCCGGTCGAGATTGTTGGCATAGGTGATCTCGGCTGAGACGAGGTTGCCCAGCGCCGCGCCATCGCGGCTGATCGCGCCGTTGAAATGCCCGAACCGCTGCAGCGCCAGATCGGCAGGCGTGCCCGCGCTCGTGGCCGTGCCTACCGTTTCGCCCTGCGCCACCAGCTTTACGGTGGCGGTCAAAAGCCCCGAGCGTTGTACTTGCCACGAGAGCTGGTCCAGCATGCAGCCCGAATACATCGCATAGCGCGGCACCTCGGGCATTGCCGTCTCGATTGACATCGAGGGCAAGCTCCAACCGCCCGAGCGAAACTCATGCGTATAGGGTCCGGTGCCGGTGGTGGTCGGCTCTCCAAACGCGGCCTTCAGCCAGATACCGAAACCTTCCGCGTCGATCGGCACCACCACATCGCCATCGACCGTCACCGCGTCCTTGATCGGTGCAAGCGGATCGCGGCCAAAGCCTAAGAGCTCGTTGCCCAGGAGCGGCTGCTCGGCGCCGAGCGTGGTGCTGGCAAAGGGCATCCGTGTATAGCCGCCGACCGGCGGGGTGCCGTAAGAGGTCTCGAACGCCAGCGCCACTTGCGCACGTGCCATGGGTGTCTCCTTTGTGATCTGTGGGATTGCTGCCGGGGTCAGGCGAGCGGATCGAGTGTGGTGTAATGCAGCACGACGGTAATCACCGCCGCTTTCAGTGTCGCTGCCCCTTCAACGGGCAGATCGACCGGACGCGGCGCTTCTGCCTCGACCCAGTCGCAGTGCCCGCCCAGCGTGCGGTCAGCGGCGAGCGCCGCACCAATGCTGGCGCAGAGCGCGTCGAACGCCGCATCACGGTCGGCGCCCTGCACGATGGCCTCGATCTCGGCCCGGTGCTGGTAGTGGTAGCGCAGCGGCGACAGCGTGACCTCGGGCTCCCCCGGCTCGCCGTCGCGCAGGATCAGAAGGCCATCCGCAGGCACGCGCTCGGGCAGCACGTCGCCGCGCAGAGCGGAAGCGGGCAACGCCGAGAGACGTGCGTGCAGCGCGGCGAGGATGGTTTCGCGGGGGGTGGGCATGACGGAGCACTTCCTGAATTGTGACTTTTGCAGTGATCGCGGATATGCTAAAGGTAATACCCGTGAATACTTACCGGGAGTCGCCCGCATGAACGCCGTCCGACCCATCGCCGTGAAGCTCGATCAGGACACCCGCGACCGCCTCAAGCGGCTTGCGGATGCGAGGGCCCGCTCCACGCACTGGATGCTGCGCGAAGCCGTGGCGCAGTTTGTCGAGCGCGAGGAGAAGCGCGAGACGTTTCGTCAGGCTGGGTTGCAGGCTTGGCAGGAGTATCAGGCTACGGCCAAGCACGTCACGCATGACGAAGCCGATGTCTGGCTGGCCAAACTTGAAGCAGGCGAAGAGGCGGCGGCACCTGAATGCCACGACTGATCTGGTCGCCCGCAGCCCTGCGAGATGTCGAACGGCTTTATCGTTTCCTTGCCGACAAGAACCCTGACGCCGCCCGCCACGCGGCCAAATCCATCCGCGAAGGCATGAACATCCTGCGCGATCAACCGGGCGCAGGGCGGCCGGTCGAGGATATGGAGCCGGAATTCCGCGAGTGGTTCATCACCTTCGGCGACAGTGGCTATGTGTCGCTCTACCGGTTTGACGGCGAAACGGCGGTGGTATTGGCCGTGCGCCATCAGCGCGAGGCTGGGTACTGACGGGAAGCGGCAATTACACCTTCCCCTCC